CATTCTCTCCGCCATTTATACATATCATATGTTGCCAGATAATGACATACCCCTTATTTAAAGCCAAAAACTAAATTGTACACCCCCTTAATCTTGCCATATCCTGACAAACTACGACAAAAAAAACGGGCATAAAACAGGGCATGATATTTTTAAATACGGGCATCACTATAATATCCTCAGAATCCATAATTACTTATAATCAATTCCTGACTTTGCTTTGTTGTCTTTGCATTGCAAGAATATTTTATTTGAACGGTTTCAAAATGAAACCCCTTGAATAATGCTCTTATTTCTGGTACGTCGTTTATAGACAAGATAAAATACCCCTTAAGATTTTTCAGTAAGCTTGCCAGTTTTTGAAAATCATCTTTAGTAAAGAAATCTTTATAATATGTTTCTGTTCCGTAATACGGTGGGTCAAGATAAAACAATGTATCTGGTTTATCTTGTCGATCAAGAAACTCCTCATAAGGTAAACACTCAATAAACACACCAGACAACCGTTGATGCAAAAGCTTTATTTTCTTGTGTAATATATTTTTATTAAAACTACTCCTACTTATATCTAAACCTTTCGGCATATCGTTTATGCGGGATTTGATTGATTTTTTCGATTATTTTCTTCGATAGTTTCCGTTTACCACCTATGTAAGCAGCAATTAGATCAATTGGTTGGATCATTTCCAACGTAAGTCTCCTTAATTTAATTAAATAGATTATTATGAATATAAAAAAAGCAGCTCATGGCTGCATTTAAAACTGAACAGATTGAAATCTACAGAGATCCAAAACTGTTACATCAAGCCGCAATCGCTTGCTGGAAACGGTCTTTATTCGCCGTTGGATCAGCTTTTCCAAGTGATGTATTGTAATACTTCTTGTGATAATTTGATAATGCCTGAGCATCTGTAGCCTCTGGTATTGCAGCAGGAACACGTAAATAATGCACTCGACACATCGCAGCAGCAAAGAATACATTCCCCGTCATAACGCTCGGCAAAGGAATACCATTTGCGTCCGTTTTCCAATCGCCAGCCAAATGCTTCAAATAGGTTGCTAAGGTCGCACGTTTGGAAGCACTAAGAAAGTTCTTCCAAATATCATTATAAGTTGCAGGCTCCATCTGCATCGCACCCACAGCAGGGCCTTTGCCAAGTTGTTTTAGGTAAGTTTCTCCACCAGCATACCCCTCTGCTAAGAATGTGCCTGTGATAAGATTAATCGCCCTTGCACCACCTAACCCGATATAATTCAAAGCTGGTGTAACAATATGTTCCTTCAAGTGAGGGATATAAATCCCACCCGTTACTTTAGCCATATTCAATTTCCTATGTTGATTTTTAATAATAATTTTGAGAATGTATTTTATTAAGTAGTTAGTTTTTACCGCCTCCGGTAAAAACCTATTTCCTGACGTTAGGAAAAACTAATTTTCCCAGTATCGGGAAAGATAATGGTTTTTTCGGGCTCCCGAAAAAACCTCAAAAAACATCGTTGAACTGCTATTTATTTTGGGTATTATAGTTTGACCAATTTATGTATATGGCGAAAATGGTTGGAATATAAATTTGCCTAACAATCACAAACCGATATATTATTATATACGCAACAAATATCTTTAATTTTTTGAGGTTTATAATGTCAGCAACAGATTATATTTCGCTACCGATAAATTGTATTATCCTTGACTATGCGAACCCTCGTTTCAAAACAAGATATCAATTCGACCAAAATACACCTCAAAAAACCTTAGCACAAGCAACCATCAAACAAGACCCAAATGCTTTTCTGGAACTTTTAAAAGATATCAAAGACCGTAAGAGTCTGTTACAAGCACAACCTTTATGCGTTTTACCAATGCCATCTAATTCACAACAATATCTAGCATTGGATGGAAATAGACGTATTACCAGCCTTAAACTTATATCCTCACTCTTAAACAAAGATATTATCTGTAAAAATAACGCGTTAATTACATTTGACACTAACTTTTTAAATAAACTCGAAACTTTTTTAAATAATATTACCACGCAGGAAATAACAAACATAAAATCTTTGCAAATTGATTGTTATCTTTTTAAGACCAGAGAAGAAGCCGAACCTACTTTATTAGCAAGACATGGAGGTCAATCAGGTGGGGCAGGACAACAAACATGGAAACCAATTGATAATCAATTGTATCAAGGGGATGCAACGTTGATTGATGTTATCTCATTTGTTGAACGAAATTCAACCTTTCCAGATAATGAATGGTTAAAGATTAAAGACTATCTATGGGAACAAGGTGCATCTACGCTGGAGTATATTATAGGCAATAAATTTTTCAGAGATACATTCCAAATTTCTTCTAAGCAAATTGATTCAACTACTCACCCTACATTTCAAAAAAATCCAGAAATATTAATCAATATGCTTAGTGCAATAGTCAAAGATATTAAAAACGCTAAAATCAACACCCGTTTGATTAATACAGCAGCTAAGCAAGAGGTTTATATAAAATCACTATTATCTAATAATCAAATATCTAATAATCAAAATAGCAGTAGTTTAAAGAGCCCCGAACTTTTTTATAATTACACACTACAAAATACAACTGAACATCCAAGAATAAATCAAAAACCTATCTTACATAGCAGACCACAAGATAGTAAAATTAATACACTCACTCCATCACCTACAGTAAGCAATATTTCTATTCAAAAAACAGTACCAACCCCTTTAACCTCAACACCGACCCAAAAAGTTGCCATTTCAACACCCAAATCACCCAACCAAATCAAAAAATTACATTTTAATAGCGATATTGAAAAACAACTTAAACGATTAAAAAATGAGAAACTTATACACTTATACTTTTCCTTAACAAAAACAAAAATCAATACTAATAATCATGATTATACACCCTTATTAACAGTAGGTTTATGGGCTTTTCTTGAAACATTAACTGCATGTCAAAAGCGAAAAGAAACAACAAGCTTCCCTGATTTTCTTAGTAAAGACAAGTTAACCAAGTTTGGGTTTGAAAAAGAAAAAAGTAAAGAGTATGTAGAAAAATTCCAAACAATATCAAAACATGGTAATGCAACTAAACATAGTGCTAACAACGCGTATTATAACACTGCCCAACTTAATAATGACCTAACTTGTATCGAACCTGTGATTATAAAATGTATCGAAGAAGCTATTCAAAAAAAATCTACTGGCCAATAAAAATAAAACAGTGTATAAAGCAAGACATCATTATTATATATAATTACAAGTTTACCTAATGAGAGATTTTTTTTCCCCACTAAGATATCCTGGAGGCAAAGCATGTTTATATAATATGTTAGTACCTATCTTACATCATAATAAGTTAAATGCACACTATGCAGAACCTTATGCAGGAGGATGTGGACTAGCTCTATCTTTACTTATAAAGAAAAACATTTCTCATGCTCATATCAATGATTTAGATATTACCATATGGGCTTTTTGGCACTGCATCCTTAATGAAACAGAAGAATTTATACAAAAAATTATCGACACACCCATAACCCTTGAGCAATGGTATATTCAACGAGCAATCCATAAACAACAAGATGTTAATAATTTAATAAATCTAGGATTTTCAACTTTCTTCTTAAACAGAACCAATCGTTCTGGAATTATCAAATGGGCTGGACCAATAGGAGGGTTAAAACAAGAAGGTAAATATAAGTTAGATTGTAGATTTAATAAAGAACCTTTGATTAAACGTATAAAAACCATTCATTCTTTTAAAAATCAAATCACCTTAACTAATATGGATGCTATAGACTTTATACATCATTGCAACAAATCCTTACCATCTCATAGCCTTCTATTTATTGATCCACCTTATTATAATAAGGGTGCAGAACTATATACTAATTTTTACAAAAAAATAGATCATCAAAACCTTTCTAAAGTCATCCAAAATACTAGCTGCCCATGGATAATTACTTATGATAACACTAATGAAATAGAAATTTTATATAATAAAAATAAACAATTCCATTTTAATATTAACTACTCATTACAAACAAAAAAGAAAGCTAATGAACTGTTAATTATTTCAAATAAAATAAAACTTCCTTCTATTCTAAATAAATATTTCATCTCCCTCTCCACACCCTAATCAATGCACAAATGGCACGAATGACAAAAGATGTAGGGATACAAACGGCAATAACTGGGATTACCCAAGGATCGTATAGCCTGATCCACTCGATATTGCTTTCCCACCACCAACGCAGGATTTCAAAGAGGTTCATTACATTTTTCCAATCCTGTTAGGATTCTGGATAAGGCATATAGATTAATACTGGAAAACACCCCCCATGCGACAAGGCTGAAATGCCATTGGCCAAACAGAAAGATATTTAAAAATCCCCAGATTAATAGACTAGAGGCAAAAAAAGCTGCGATGCCCCTACCCCACATACTTTCGGTAAACAACATGCAAAACTGAAATAACCCAATGCCAATAAACAATAACTCCCAAATATCCACGGGAAAAAATGTTAGAAATCCATCGACTAAAGATCGATGTAGGATCTCACTATTCGGCATTAAAAGCGCATAAACTCCAACCGCTATCAAAAAGACTGATCCCCACCATTCCGCATACCAATGATCTCGTTGACGTAAGATATTAAGACGTTTTATCGGCATTACTTCCCTCCTTGGCATTGTCTGCCTTTTTGAACGAGGCAAGCAAATGAAGAACCTGCCATAATCTATGCCATTTACTACTTTGCTCTGGCTCTTTCCAAAAACGAATAATAAATGTGCAAACCGTCACCACAACCGTCACAATTGAAATAATATTCGCTGCAATATCCCCTGGTATCATGCCAAGGCAATACTGAAACATCTGCATTAATAAATCAGTGTTATCCATTACTTTTCCCATAAAAAAGGCATAAAAAAAGACGCTTAATGCGCCCCGTTTCATGCTTTGTCTTCTAATTAATATTTCAACTGCTCATCCAGCCACTCAATACGATTTTTTACAAAATCAACAATATACGCTATTGAATATCTTTTCCCGTTATCTGATATGGCATTACCGCTTCCCAACCCTGTCTGACCGCTAATTGGCCATAATGTTAAATCCTCTTGCATAGCTTTAGGATTAATCAGAGATACTTGTTTTTGAATTAGTTCATTAATACTTTTAGATGAGATAATATCATTACTTCTTAACTCATCCCATCTAGCCCAAATTTCAGGTCTAAATGTTTCCCAAAATAAGGTAAACCACGTATTTCCATCAGGATAAGGATTTGTTGATCCAGCTATTTTTGGTTTAGTAACCCACCCATACGTTTTAGGGTTAGATACATTAACAGAGTAGTTACCTCCAATAATCCCCCAAGTTTGATCCATATCATATGGATAAATACCCCATATACCAGACGTTGATGTTGCATTAGAACTTCTGAGCATCAAATTATTTTGAATACTATCTCCGCCCATTGTAAGCTCAGTAAATAAGATATAATCAATGAAAGCCTCAAGATTTATATAATCTTTATATGTTGCTCTCATATTAATAGAGCCATCATTACAACCTTTAAACCATTGAAACAGTCGCTCTACTGAGGATTCAAATGTAGCATCTTGTGTTGTTGGTAATGTAATATCCCACACAGAACCAACAAATACACCATCTACCCAAAAATTATTGGATAGCTTGGGCTGCATTAATACATGCTGTGTATTGTTTTCGTCTAGTAAATATGTTTCTGCATCATAGTAAGAACGTATGACATATAACCCGTAAAAACCACTTGTATTATACACCTCTATAGGAAAACCAGCCGTTGTGAAATCTGCTTCACCAACAGTAACCCCACAGTTTTTAGATGCAAGATAAGAATATTCACTTGAGGGTGCTGTTAATCCATTATTTAACCGTAAAATTTTACGGTAAACCATTGTAGATAAACTGTCCCTAATAAGTGTTCTATCCACAGCATAAGCTTTTAAAGTGATAGAACTCATAGGAAGCCAATTACCAAACTTAACTTTAAGCTTATTACCTGTTGTTGGATTCACAACTTTAAACTTAAAGTTTTTCTTATCTGCCCCCTGTGAACTAGCTCCTTGCACACTTACTGTAGCGGTTGCACTAAATAAAGGTATGTCTCCATGAAAGAATGAAATAGATGCTTGTGTATCTGTGCCTTTAACTGTTGGTAAATCGCCATCAATTAAAATACGCAACATACAGTCTTCAATAGAGGGTAAGAATAAAGTATCCCAACCATCAGATGTATTGTTTATACCATATTGAACAAGGGAACCGTTATTGATAAAACCAGTTGTTGCATTAACCATAGATTTTTTTCCCTTTTAATTTGTTATTAAAACCAATGATTTCAAGAATAGTTTCTTTTCCTGCTTCTATACTTACAAATGGTTTTTTACCATCTTTCCATTCGATTTCATTTACAAATGTTGGATAACAATTACCATTTATTGGCTGTTGTAATATTAAGGTTAATTTTTGAAACTGTAATCTAGGAACATTTTTAATAGTGATATTACAGTCTTGGTTAAACTGTAGTAAATAAACTTTATCCCCATAGTCTGGGAATTGTATGTTTAAAGTGTCTTCAGTAACTATTTTAGGTATTAGATCGGATTGACCTGTGATTGAGTCAACAATCTGACTCAAATACATAGATGAACCCGTACCACCTTTAATTAATTTATTCATGGTACGGTTCCTTGGTTATTTATCTTCTAATACAGCTAGACGTTCTTCAAAGCTTGCCATCTTTACTTTAACTGCCTCTAATAAGAGAACAAATAACTCTTCATAACGTAGGGATTGTTGGTAAACTTGGTTTCCTTCTTTATCTTTTACAAGTTCAGATTCAAAAGTTACAGAAGTTTCCCCATTTTCAAGTTTAACTTCTTTTTTAACTTGTTGCACTAATGGGGAAGAACACCAAAATGAAAACTGGGATGGATCAAGCCCTTGTGATTTAACAGCAGCTTCTAGCTGTTGAGCAATGAAACCTGCATGTGTTCTAGCATCAGAACCTTTTTCAGATACAGCATCTTTAATTGTGTAAAGACTAGCTTTTACAGAATAGACAGCATCTAAAAGTTTTGCATAATCACTAGATGAAATATCAGAAGTAATAACGTTTTTAGTGTTTTCATCAGAAGTAATTGTAGGTGCGTTTACAAGAAATAAGTCTTTAAAGGAAGAACCAGTTTTTCCTAATGTTGTGTCATTGTTACTAGCAGGGAATACGCATGTTGACCAAATTTGCTCTTCTACACAAGCCCCATCTGCACTTGCTTTATAAATATTTTGATAGGGTCTTGCTGCTCCACTAGCATAAAACTCAAGTCCTGTTCTTGAAAAATTATTAACTACTGTCCCATCTTTGTTTTTACCAGCTCTTAACCAAGTTTGCGGAGCATCTAAACTTACAGGAAGCCAAACTTCATTCTTATCATTAGTACCAACAACACCATTAGCTTTATTAATACTATCTGTTGTTAAGAATTTAGATGTATCAATATTTAAATCGCTGTTATCTGTAATCTTTTGCTCTAATTCTGCAACTTTAGTTGTAGCAGTATCAGCAGAAGTTTTAATATCAATTAGAGGTGTTTTGGTGTTTCCCCCATCTGAACTAACATAACAATCTGTTAAGTTTAAATCTTTAGGTGCATTTGTTTGGATATCAGCCATTTTTTTAAAATCCTTTATTTGTTAAGCAGCGCAAAGTAAGCCATTGTTGTTGATTGTTTTTGGAAAGAACACCGAGCCATTAGTCATCACAATATTTGAGTTTAATGATAGACCTTGTGGGAGTGTTTTCGTGCCAGTTAAATAGGCATCAGGGGCGATATAGATATTACCATTCAGCACAAAATCATCAGGTAATTTACCAATTTTTTCTGGTACCACCATATTACCGTTCTCTATATAAATACCCTCTGGAACGACATCTAATGATTTTCCGTCAGTCGTTTTAAAGTTGAAGCCAGTGGGTGTTATTGATATATCTTCAATTCTTGCCCCTTCTTGACTATTCCCCAAAACAATAACCGTATTATTTCCAACAGCCTCCATAATACCTGCTGGACGAATAGGAAGAACACTATTAAAGGTTCGTGTCTCACCAGCACTGGTAATAACTTTGAATGTGATGCCAACATTTTGATAATTAGTACCTCCTGAAATCAAACATTGGAATGTTTGTTTATCAGTTGTAATATTACTTACATCTATATCGTCGGCTATTGATGTCCATGATACCGACTTTATCGTCTGCTTTCCTATTCGTTTTTCCAAAGAAAATGCATAATACAAAGCTTCTTCTTGATCTTTACTTTGTAAAGTAATGACCTCTTTTTCCAGACTTCCTGCTTTAAGAACAATTATTGAGTCATTTTCCATATATTCTCTCCTTGATAAAATTGCATAAAAAAACCTCTACAGTGAAAACTGAGAGGTTATTGGATAGTTTTTATAATTAAGAAAAGGCGGATCGTGCACCAAAGTCTTTATTTTCATTTATATAACCGCCGTAACAAAACATTCAACCAATCTTAATTCTGTTTGTTCATCTGGTTCAATAGGCCACCCTAGCCATCCATCTGATGGGTCTCGTGAGGCCTTAGCCATTCCGTTTTCAGTTGCTGTGATATGATCCTCCTTCGTTAATGGTCCTTCAACCCAAACAGGAATACGCCCAATCATTGCGATGCGAACATATTTATTAAAATCTTCAGTATCTTCTCTTTTACCATTCATCACCGCATATGGATCTGTTGAGATTATGCCAAAAGCTCGCTTTGGATCCGTACACAACTCCACTTCAATACCTGGTTTCACCGATCTCATCATGACTTGACCTGGAATATAACCCTCTTGATCGGATTTATAGTTTTCAGATAAATCTGCAGGAGCCCCTTGAGTTGTCCCATAAACATATAAATCTGAATAGAGACTTACTCTGCGCGTATGTAAAACGGTTTTATTTGCTGTAGACGATAAATCATCGCCAGAAGTATGTTTTGCACGATCTACCGAGATCTGCATAACTTGCCGTGTATTAACTGGCTGTGTATCCGCATCATCAGTACCAGCATAAATTAAATTAAGTAATCCTTTGCGATATAATCCACCGTCGTCAGTATTTAATAACTGAGGAGAAAATCCCCATAAAGTTGTTGATGTGCCAATACCATTTGTTCCCCCAATACCTAGACCACCCGTATTAACACCACTTACATTTAAGTTTTTTGCGTTAAAATCTTGTCCAGAACTTCCACTTATATTAGCCTTACCCGGTAACTCTTGACTAAAAATACGATTAATCGCATCTCCATAATTATCTAAACGACTGGTATGGGTAATGATTGTTCCTTCTGCAGCACTAAGGCGTTTATTAATATCATCAAGATCGCTTGGGCTGAGAATATATGTTTTTTGATCTTTACCATTTTCATTAACAATGACATATACACCATTGCTATCTTTACCGACCTCCTTGATATTACCAAAGCGACTGATAATTTTTGTAATAACCTTAGCTAATTGCCCCCAATCATCTTTCTCAGGATTTAATCCACCTGCTTCAATCGCATTTACAATTTCATCCATTAAAGAGTTATAATGCGCTGCAGTTAAATAAGTCGCTGGAACACCTGTAGCTGGATCTCCATCCGTTGCATATTGTGGTGTGGGATCAATAACTTTTTTAGGTGCTCTATCCGCCTTTGCCAAAGGAACTGTATGATTTGAAATTAATCTATCCATTCTTTATTCTTTCTTAAAATTATAACTCATCCGCAAATGGACCAAATAAAATATAAGTATGCACAGGTGCCATACGAGTAAAAATACAAGACAGAAACTGCAAATCTTGATCTGAACGAATACGCCATGTATGCGACCATTCTTCATAACCAAAAGGCCTATTAAAAGACGTTCCAAATCGAAACGGAGAATATTGATCTATGACAATATCAATCCCGAAATATTTCTTGGCATACGCAATATAAAAATCTGTTGAACTTTCAATGGAAGAAACCAAACGATCCACAACCAACATCTGACGCGTTGCTATGTCTTCAACTGGCCCAACGCACAGATCAGGCAATCCAACTGTATTTTCCCACTCGGTGATCAACTCTGTAGCCGTTGATGGAAAAGCAACCTTTAGCAACTCAATCGCACGATCACTATTACGCACATAACTTTGAGCAATGATATTTGCCCAAAACCACACCATTCCGCCCTCTGCCCGTGACCATATAGGCCCCATAGGCAACAGGTTAAGCAAGGCATTTCTAAAATCTTTACTAGTATAATTCGGGATCATGATTGAAAAGTAACCGTTCCTAGAGTAGGTAAATGCCCTTTACTTGATGGAATGATCGCCTCTGTTGGGTTGGCAATATGATATTGATTAATTGCTGTAATAGATCCAATCGCACGCTCCCAAGAACTAGGATAAAGAGAGGTTCCTGGTGCTGCTTCTCTTTGAAACATATCTTTTAACGCAGCTTTAATGGTTTCTTGATTTGCGATAGTATTATTCACACCTAAGTCTGAAATAACAAAATTAACAGGCTGGGCAATAGGAGAACATACAATAACCAAAGCCGTCACAGGTTGCTTTTTCCAAATAAAGTTCGCAACTGTTAATTGATCGCCAGAGGCTACATTATAACGATATTCATCCGTTGCTGATCCATCTTCACCCACAGGAAAGCCATCATTAGACAGATTGGCCTCATCACACATAATCCAAACAATGACTGTCCCAATTCCAAAACCATTCCGTCCAACCCATGCTCTCGATACCTGAGAAACTGACTTTGCCCACAAAATATATTCTTGTTCTCGTCCAACCGACCCAGAAATACGATACGCCTCGATCACTCTGTTACGATAGGTTTCTTCATCCTCTAAATCTGCACCACCTGTAATAGGGGTTAATGCCGTCACTTTCGCATTTACACCCGCCAAAGCATTTCCTAAAGTCAAGCTAATTCCTTGCCCAGCATTACCGTCTGATCCTGTATCAACAGATTCAATCGTCGCTTGATTATCAATACTATCTGCTAGTGTGACATAACTCCACGCATCTGGGCGTTTAATAATCGTTCCTTTAGGAACAATTACATTATCTACAGTAGTAAATTGCACAATAGCCGTCGCTTTGGTTGGGGCTTTTTGATAAACATTCTTTAAAACTCCCCACCCTGCCAGATATTCTTGAGTTGCCGTCCATGGCACAGCTTGTTTGGCAATGTAATCTAAATAGGCAAAATGCTGCCACGTTAATCCAGCTTGAACCGTGCCAATCGTGCTAATTACAGAGTTCTGTAATGTTGTATCCACCCCTGGAATACCTGCATTCACAATATCTTGTTGAGTTTGTTCGTTTAACTCACTTAAACTTGGTGTTTTAAAAGACATTATACCCCCTCCCATGCCCAGGAAAATAAAAAGATTTTCGGACTATATTGCTTGGGTTCTTTCAACTGGATTGAAAATTGTAGCAAGCCAGATTGAACCCATTTAACATCTGCATTCATGCTATCCACCAAACCACTTTCAACCATCCAAGAAAGAGCCTCGTAAATCATGTCTTGAGCTGAGTCTATTATTGAATTTTTATCTGCTTTAACAGCACGTTTTAACTGCCAAAGGCGGGATCCCATGGGTTCCGTGCGTAACATATCCCCCCACCATCCACGACGATCCCCATCCACTTTGCCAATTGCTGCATTCTTTTCACTTTGTGAAGGTTCTAATGGTGCAACCCGATCTGTAAATAACGATACCATCACCGAGCTATACAGTGCATGATCAACTGCAATATCTCCATTTTCTATATGCCATTCTCCCTTGCCTGTTTCATTGCTCCAAACAATGCCAATATCTTTAATTTCTGTCATGTTGGTACGCCTGTTGGGTTGCCGTTATTTCCATTAGGATGTTTATGCGTTTTCAAGCTAATAGATCCTGCTTTGACATCACCAGAAGCAACCATACTGCTAGCATTCACATCACCTGTTACATCAATCTTACCATTCACTTGAACATCACTATTAATAATGGTTTTCTTATCCTTAGGATTAATTTCAATGGATCCATCATTTTTTAAAAAGACCGAAGAGCCAGACATATGATAAATCGCCACTTCTCCAGATTTGAGTGTTTTGATACGATATCGTTGATCGTTGGTGGCAATCACAACCCCTTTGTTACGATCCCCAGACTGAAAGCAAGCTACTGCATCTGCACCAGGAAGTGGACTGCTAGCAAAACCATATTGCTGCATTAAAGGAATTTGATCCCTCACTTCATTCCCTGCAAATGTCACTTGAACAGTTGGTGTATTTTGCCCTATAGATACACCATTGGTTAAACGACCAACCCCCAACGACATGTGGATCCGTGTGGCTGCTAAACGTGTATTATCTGCCATGATTTTTCCAATAAAAAAACCACCTCAATGGGTGGTTTATATAGTAATAATTAATTATAAAAAAAGTGCAAAATTCCGAAGAAAAATGCACTTTCTTTATTGACTTATAGGATAAATTATCCTATAGTAATTGTATTGGAGCCGAAGAGCTTCTAACACTAACAGGGAGATAAAATAATGATTACACTTTCAACTACAATCATTATAATTCTCTTAGTTACTTTAACAAGAAAGTTAAAAAAGATCAAATCTTTTGAAATAACTTTTAAGATTACGTTTAAATAACTAAAGGAAGGAGGGGAAACCCTCCGACCTCCCTGATTTAAAAAGGTTTTCTTATGATTTTAGATATTAAAACGCATGAAGAATACGAAGAAGTCATTCAAAAACTTGCTGGTAGTCAAGCAGATCTAGCAAGATTGTTAGATACATATAAGCCAAACGAAAAATTTGATACAACTCAACGATTAATTAGAGAGAGATTAAAAAATTTAAAGAATGGAAAATCTGGGTTTACTGCCGATCATATTCGTTTACTGAATGCTTTATTCGAAATAAAAGACTTAAAGTCACGCTTGGATAAAGCAGAAAGTAAACTAGATAAGTTAAGGAGTGATAAAAAATGAGAAAATTACTTTTACACGTCTTTTCTTTGAAAGCCTTAATTGTTTTGTATATTCCTGTTTACGCAATGTTTCATTATCAATTTTCTTTATTTGATATAGGACTTAATACAGCGCTGTTATTTGCTTTATTTTGGGAATTAAAAGACATTGTAGGAATTCGCGTTATCGATGAATTTGATAGAAGTGGCTTTGAAATTGTAACAACTGACGATATAGACAAAGAAAAGAAATAACCAAAACAAAAGGCGATCCAATAAAATGGATCGCTTTTAATAAATATAAATGACCTTTCACTATCCCCCTGCCATTGCCTGCACAACACCACTATTGGCTGCGTTTAAAACAATAGGTTGTGGCATAAAGGCTTCTCTGGGCATTAGGGTAACTTCTGCATGAGTGCCATCATTTCCAAATCTAAAGACTATTTCAGAAATTAAGAGCGTATTAGCTGTATTCACCTTTAATGTTGGAAACGAGATCGGTGCTAATGTGTTAGGTGTCCATAGCTTTTCACTTTGATCACGCCAACTATCCGTAATCACTTGCACAGATTGAGACCGTCCAAACCTGCGATTGACCTCCCATTGTGCGCGTTGTTGTGCGACTTGATAGCCGGCATCGCCCATTTCTGCAGAAATCAATAATGGACGATACCGTTTTACCATTGGATCAACCGCTGGAGGCGCAGCACTTAAATCTTTCATTTGCTGAGCAAGGTTATTGTCTTCACTGGGTAATACTTGTAAAGGAGCCATCGTTTGCAAGATCATATCAACAGAACTAAACCGCCCTGCCATAGACCGCCTGACGGAGACTTCTTCAACATTTTTCCCCTCAACAAATCCAGACGCAGCGACCTCTGAACCGACTTTACTGACAATAATATTCCCATCTGTATCATCATAAAATAATAATGCTGCTGCACGGGTCATGCGTTCAATAATTTCATAACCTGTTTCTGTTAAAATGACAGAAAATTGAGGAATGACCACATCATCAACAGATCCAACTGTTTTCACCCCAATCCCATAAGATTTACATATCTCTTTAATCAGGCCAATAACTGGAATATTATTAAATTGATACGTCGAAAATTTTGCAGAACATTCGCACAAATCGGTTGTTTTCGATGTTCCTTGAACGGATAAAATATGCTCATTGGAACTTAACCTACGTGTCACCGTTAAAATATAACCGGTAATTACAGGTTCAGAACCAATATGGATGACACAAGCTGCTCCTTCTGGCAAAGCACTGGCTTGATCTGCTGGTTCTGTACATTCCAATTCAAAGGTTGAAGGCATGATCTCTATACCTCTACGAATAGAAACTCTGGTCCAGCCATCCAAACGCTTTCCATTGACATCAATCGTTACCTTGTTTGTTTTGGCATTACTTGAACCAAAGACACTGGATATTGCTGTATTGATACTCATGAGCTTAATACCTCTAGCGTCGTTGGCATAAAGGCTGGATGTACTGGGTTGGCTCGTTTAATGAGTTCTAATGCTCTACTCCCATCCGTATAAAGTTGTTGTGCCAACTGTAAGGCTGGCAAAGAAACACTGCGCGTAATGGTTCTTAAATGAGGCACTTCCCCAGCTGCATTGGCTAAACTTTCTAAGACTTTGACACGCAAAGAACGTAATGCACTAACCGTTTCCATATTTTTATCATCAGTTGCAATCAGGATTTCACTTTGAAGTAAACTAGACACCTTACGACGAACTTCCAATACCTCATCCCAACTATCAGCCTGCCAATTAGCTATCGCTTTGCAAAGACTGGCCATTGCAGCTCTGCGACAAAGTGCTGCTGTTGCTTTGATTAAGATATTTTCTGCTTGTCCTAATGGGGCAATCGTTTCCGTAACGGACACTTGATATTCACACAATGGAAACAACAATGCCATTTGCGTTTTAGGATCATCAGAAAATCCTCTTAAAACCTCTGGTAAAGCTGTAATAGCGCTTGCGAATTCTGTTGATGTTGCCATATTAATAAACTCCGTTCACATCAAAATCTGGATCAATCAGTTTTACAGCTTTAGTTAAATTATCTCTATTGGTTGCAAGATTTAATAACGCATCACTCATTTGAGAAGTAGCTACATTTCCCAAAGAAGCAATTGGAATAGTGCCCGTACCTTGTAAAATAGCCTGTCCACCCCAATCACTGGCAATCGATACCGCTGTATTCATCATGCCAAGATTTAAAGGCTGTACCGTATCACTTAAAAAATCCCCAATCGCCGTATCAGACAACGCGTCAGATAAATCACCAACTAACGTTCCTGTTAGCTCTGTAATAAAACCAGCAATAGGATTGCTATATTCAATACACTCAAAATTAATTTCTACTTTATTTTGGATATTATCAGGCTCTCTCCATCCATAATTCGTAACAGAAACCTTTAACATTCCCAAAGTCGGATGAATTAAATTCCCTGGCCCTTCTTGTTCCACAGCATTAATTAACAATTGACGCTGCGTCAGATAGTCAGAACCTAATACAAACCCTTGGATATGATACCGCCGTTGAGAACGCCCTAAATCTTCAACCCAAACTGTATCTTTATTAGGATATTCATGAATGGCGGTTTTACGTCCATTTTCGCCAGCATTGCTATTAACCCAAAAAGAAACTCCTCGAAATGATGCTTTTCTCATTAAAATCCACTCGCTGATTTTGTTTCATCCATTGCTCTTTGATAAGTAATGGAATCAACGGTTAAACTCTGGCTGCGACTGTTTGCCTTAATATCCATACCTTGCGGTTTACCCTTTATCTCAATTTCCAGCACGATTTTTTGGGGGGTTGACTGACTATTATTGAGTTGGGGCATTTCTATTGCAGGCATAGAAGGCATAGTAACACCACCCCCACCATCAAGCTGCCCCAAACCAGAATTAGCTGTAATAGGGGGTACAGAAGCAATATTTGACATATTGGGCATACTTGGCATGGATGCTTGGACATTATTGTTATTCGCAGCAATCCCTTGAGGAATAGTCTGATTAAATTGAAGTAATCCACCATTCGCTTGACCAAGATGATTTTGAAAATTCATCATGCCCTTCATTCCCTCAGTAGAAAAACCAGATAAATCTGTTCCACCAGAGGCTAAGAACTGTTTAACCCCTTTGCTTCCTGGGCCATCATGATACGCACCATACGCAGCAATCGTATTCCCGTGCACAATTTTCAGCATTTTTTGGTAATATTTAAGGCCGCCTAGCACATTTTGATAAGGATCAAATTTATTAACCCCCATATCTTTTGCTGCAGCATTTGTAAGCTGAGTATATCCATAAGCAGAGGTCGTTTTATTGCCAACCATACGACCACCACTCTCAGTCATAATCAAAGCTTTCATCTGAGCTGGTGATACAATACTTCCTTGAGTTGCCTGTTGAATGTAACCATTTAATGTATTATTAAAAACAGGACTTTGTCGCGCTGTTTGTTGTCCATTTTGAGAAACAGGAAGCGACACAACATTTGAAGCAACACTTGCCTGAGCTGCAACAGGTGATGCTGGAACTCTGGTTGCTCGTTCGACCTTATCCGTCAATGAAGTAACAAGATTACTCACTTGCCCAGTCATTTTATTAATTTGCTGATTAGTGTTATTACCTCCGTCTTTTTCTTTACTGCCCCCCGTAAACCAACTGCCAATCCAACCACCATTTTTAACAGCTGCACCACCATTATCATTTGCTGCAACGCTGGGCGTATAAAGCACGGATGATGGTGGGTCAATCTTCATCGCTTGCTTAACCTCTTGAGCTGTATTCTTAGTTTTTCCTATAAGGCCACCAAGCTTATCAACTGCAGATCCAATCCAATCCATAATCCCTTTTATAAATTCAACCGTATCTTTAAAATATGCTTTGATTCCCCCTAATAAATTTTTAAAAAAATTCTTTGTTGGATCCCAATGATCATAGATACTTTTGGGCAATCCTATAAAAGGATTAATCATTGGTAATAATTTATTGACCCATACATTCATAATAGAACTGACACTTGACCAGATATTTTCCCACCATGATTTTAATGGATCCCAATATTTATAAACATAAGTCACAGCAAGACCAAAGGCAACACATCCAGCCATAACTCCCCAAGCTACAGGTCCCATTGCAGCCAATAGTGATAATGCTGCGGGAACAACCATTCTACCGATGGTCATCGCTAGAGTCGTAAACGGACTAATCATTGACATAACACTGCCAACGACTTTCATTCCCATAACACCAGCAACGACCCCTAAAACTGTTTTGAGACCACCTATTTTATCAATATTTTCTTGGATCGTTTGCGTAAACTGTTTGACAGAATTCCAAACCTGTTGCGCTCCAGATGAGACTTGTTGCCAATTAATGGATTTTAGATAATTGGCAAATTGCTGAACATATCCTGCAATATTTTGACTAATCCAATCCTTATTAACCGCAATCCAATTAGCTGTATTCTCTATAATTGGGGTTAAAACAGGTTGAACCGATTGTGCAAGCGAGTTTCCAAACCCCTCAACCGACATAGTCATGCGGGCTTGTGCCACTCTTAACCGATTAGCTGCATTCGCCCCAGCCTCATTCATCACGCCGTATTTAAGAGCATCTTGCCTATACCGCGCCATTCCAGCAGAACTTTCACGCAAGAAAGGCAACATTGCTTCACCAGCACCACCTAAAGCAGCAACAGCTACTTTTGCTTGCGCAGCAGGATTTTTAATCCCTTGAATACGGTTAGCCAGATCCCCCAACACATCCTCAGCCTTACGAGCCGAACCGTCTGCATTATTAATAGCAATATGCATAGCATTCATATTCGCAAGAAATTCTGGATCTCGTCCGCCCCTTGCATTCCATATCTTATCCTGCAAAGAGGTCATGGACGAAGTTAGCGTTTCTGCAGAAACCCCAGCCAAACGTGCGCCATTTTGCCAACTATGCAGCCCAGAAACAGACATACCCAATCGCTGAGATGTTGTTTGTAAATTACTGCCAAAATTAGCCCAATTTGTGGACAACCTAGCCATTCCAGCAATACTGGCAGCACTTGTAATTGTTCCCAATACAGGGGCAATCTGTCCCATCACTCTAAAAGTCGAGGTTGCAGAGGCTCTGACACGAGAAAAACCCTCATTCAATCGATTCATGCCAGCCAGTTGAGAAAAGCGATCAAAAGAACGTTGCAAATTTTTAACGGGGGCTTGCATCCGTTCCATATTCGCATTAACACGCTGGAAAATTTTCGTTGCGTTATCAACTGCCGTTACGGATACTGAAATAGGAGTGACCATATATTATCTCTGAGCTGCTTTTTCGGCTTCTACCCCTTCAATGGTTGCCTTGTGTGCTTCCATAAATTGAGACCATGTCATTTCATCAATGACTTGAGGGGGCCATTTATATAAATAGATTAATTGACGACATAATTTTAACCATTGTGGCCATAGATCTGGCTGATAATTAAAATCAGGTTGTTTTGTAAAATCTCTATAAAATTTTCTAAAATTATAATCTAGTTGGTAAGTAAGTCTTTCCCAACCTTTTGAATATCGGGAAAAAAACGCATTAAATAATTCGTCGCTTTCGTAAAATCACTAATTGGTAATTTTAAAATCGTAGGTAGTTTTTGTTCTGTAACCTGCATTAACAAGGATGCTTGAAATTCCAACCCACCAACAATTCCTTGTCCATGAGCATCAATTCTTTTCATTGCTTCCTTACGCTGTTTAACCGTTGGTTCTTTTAAATCAAGCGATGCAATTTGACTACCATCTGATAATTGCAATGGTGAAGCAAGAGGCATTTCCCATTGGTCATCGCATATTTCGTCGTCATTTTGCGTTTGAAACGTTGTTAAATACTCAATCGCCTCATCTAAAATACGCGTAGGAAATGCTTCTAAAGCATTAATCGCTACTCCAGAAACACTAGATACAAGCGCGATCTGTGCATCATATGCACAAACGGCCGTGCCCTTTTCCCCAGCATTTTTATATGAGATAATTAGTTCATTCACAATCGGCTCACGAAGCGTCAATTCACGATAAATTTCATTACCAACAGTAATTTCTTGTTTTAATGAGATCGTTTTTGTTGGTTCCATTACGCAATATCCTCTACCACATCATCCCCTTCGAACTTGACTTCATAAGTTCCCTCTTGAGTATTTAACTCTGGTTGTTCAACCAACCACATTTCATTGCCTGTTACCACTTTACCAGTGGCCAAACGCACAATAATCGTTGCTGTTTCTTTGCCCATCATTTCTGAAATTGGCTTGTCTTTACGATCAATTAATGTTGCCGAAATAGATCCTTGTGTTGGCATTTTTGTAAATCCAGCAACACCCGTTTGCGCTACTGATGTTTCACGTTTAAATCCATTCGTTGTGAATTTAATATCCTTGGCATTCCAAACCTCACCATCAATAGTAAGGGTTCCATAACCACCTATCACTCCTTGTGTTGAAGCCATTTTGACTATCCTTTTGTAAACTGACAATTCCCAGCAATAACAAAAAGCTGGTCTGAAAAACGATATGGCATTAACAGTTTAACTGTGCCTTTGCCTATATTCTCGGCTTTTAACTCCGCAGCAAACCCTTCAGCATCTTGCACCCATAAGTTGTTTGCTTGGGTTCGGTACCGTGCAATACAAGTTTTGCCAATTAACTCTGCTGTTGTTGCTTGCTGTCCTGCTGTAATTTTTGCTCCATCCCTTAACAGCACACACCGGGGAAACTGTGATGCCAAATATTGCTTCATATCTTGCAATGCAAAACTGGCCGTTAAAATAGTTTCAATATTGAGATAACTATTATCTTCCTCACCATAATTATTGCGTTTATAGGTGGTGATCAGGCGTTCAATGGTTACGTCATTATTATCATTCACAACAAAAGTTGAAATTCCATCATAAAGCAGAGAATTGCGTTGACTAAAAATAAAAATGCCTAAATCACTAGGAGGCATTACTTTTAAAACTAATCCTGTGATGGGAATAGCTGGATTATCCCGCATACTCACTGCTACATGAGCACCAACTTGTGCAGCCCAAATCATCGGATGGGTGGGGCTATCTGATGTAGCCATCACCGTCATGTGTTGATCATTCAGCTGATCACCAATAACCGTTACCTCACCATATGAACCTGCAATCGCTGTAATGCTATGTCCATATAATTGATCTGTAATTTTCCATCTGCCAGATTGATCATCTAGAAATTCAGTAAACACAGATAAAGATTGCATATCTGTAAAAGGATGAATGAACAAATCAAATTGACGGCTTCCTAAAGTGGACAACAAAGATACTAAATTCGTTGGATATCCAATTCCATTTTGCATTGAAGAAATTTGTACACTTAAACCATTAGGAAGTGTTTGACCTGAAATCTCACCAAGTAAATTTAAATTCAATGCAATATCATTACCATATTGCCCGATATTCTTTGCGGTAAAGATGATTTTTGAATCTTGTGCTGTGGCTTCTACAGGAAGATGAACATAAGCATTCACTTTATCGGCTAGGTTACCCGCAATATCATTAGACAATTCATCTTTATTAACAAAAAGCTCTATTAACTTATCGCCAATATATAAAGAGATTTTACCACTTTGCGTTGTCACCCCATTGAACTCTATAGATCCTGTGGCTTTTGAACCACTGGGATCTGATAGAGGTAATATCCACAACTCTCCACTAGAATCAATTTTACGATAGGCTTCGACCATTAAGGCAATTTGTGAACCTGCTCCATATAATCCTTGTGTAGAGGTCACCCCTGCGCAATTAACCGCAATATCAGGCTGTCCAGTGCCTGTCGTTAACATTTGTCCAATTAATAAAACTCTGCGTCTGGTTGTTGCCGTATTGGCTTTGGACGCATCAAGGGCAAAATAAACTCCAGGCACGCGATTATCACTGGAATAGCCAGAAATAGAAATTGTATCAACCATCCTTATTTTCCTTTTTCCCTGATTTAGATGTCTGTTGCACTTTTAAAATAGTCGCAGGCGTATCTTGAATAACCACATCGCCCGTAATGATTAATCGGTTCCAATACAAATCATTTGGAACATTTTCACCTTGCTCTGACAAAAGACGCGTGGTATTAGGCCAACGAACCTTTCGCCCATGTGCTGGTTTTACAAACATATTTTATTTTCTCTTTATAACTTAAATGGTTTGACCTGATATATGCGTCAGTTCAGGGCCTACTGGATGATAGTTTTCATGATATTCACATGTCATGACGAACCGAATTTCTGCAATTGGTTTGCTCGTATCCGCATTAAAAATAACATCTGTATCAAAAGAAGAAATACGCTCAACCAGCTGTTGAAACTCATAATCACACATAATGGCGTCTTCTAATTGATAGAGAATATCATCAAGCTGTAGCGTCCCATCTTCAGTATGCACAAAACTACAAAAATATTGAATCACCAACGTGGCCGTGCGTTTAAAAACAGGCTTACCAACAGTTATAGCTTCTGCTCTATCCGCTGGAGATGACACATAAATACAAGGTAATCGATCTTGAGGAACACGAATGGGGAAATTTGCAAAAACTTTTCCATCTTCTAAAAGTTTTGTTTTTCGAATGATTTCTACCAGCTTATCTCGCAAGATCGCTCTGTATAACCTTTTACTGGGTTGCATTTAAATCTCCGCATTATTCAAAACCAAATGCGCCCCACCTTGACCGTCCTTTTGCACTTCTTGGACAGAATAATCTGTTCCATTAAAAGTCACCTTATCATCCATATCAGGTTCAATCACGAAATCACCCAAAGAAACCCCGATAACAGTGCGAGAAGCCATAACCCCACTGCCCCCAGCATCCATTCCTGACATCGGATCATGCTGAAGAGTAACCTCATCAAATACCGCTTTTATCTCTACCGTTTGCCCTGATTGATGTTGATAAATCACAGGTTTCCCAAAACTTTCTATACAAGGTTTGAGGGCTAATGTTTCAAAATCAATCGACATCACTACCTGCTTTGGGATTATGCGTTTTAGGCACAATAATCCCCCCTACGGGTAACATACTTCCTGCCACTGCATAATAATTCTTAATTAAACGATCAGCATCTTTGGTTGGTAAATCAAGCGTTGTGCCCCCTTTATACTCAATGCCATTATGACGTAATGTCCGAAGACTCAAAAGCGTCACTGTTGTTTTACCAGTTGATACAAAAGGAGCAGAAGGTTGATTACCATTCTGCTCTTTTGAATTATCATCTGAGGTTAGATCTGACTGAGGCTGTTCCTCTGATTTGCTTTTTGTCAGATCATTGTCTTCCAAAGGTGTGACAGGTTCTTTTTCTAACTCTGTCACGTCAGATGTTTGTGAATTTTTAGCCATTTTCATATCCTTGTGCAACATGAACAACAAAACTTGCATCAATCCGTGCTGGAAACACTAACGGAGCAGATTGCAACATAATATGTAATAAAGCAGGGTCATCAGGTACCCACATTTTAGGAACATACGCAACGGATTGATAACCAACGTTACCATCCATAATCACGCCATAAGCCCGAATACCTCTAAGTTCATCTTCTGAAACCCCAATCACTAAACCATCAGGAATCATTGGACGTTCAACATTATCATCATCCACATACCAATCATTATACATCCAGACACGATAAGTTCCCCAATACCCCATCATCATTGCCCCAGCAGCAGCTTGTGGACCGAGATGAACATTGGCATCATTATTATTGCGAATGGCTGAGTTTAAGAAGATCTGCTGCACATCTTGGTGCTTTATAAAAGCATCATAAGCAGATTTTGTGAAAATTAAATCCGTAACCTGCGCCCCAGATACATTCAGCGTTCTAATAACCAAATCTCTGATTTCTTTGGTTGGATTAGCCGTTGAATTAGGATCATCCCACATATCTGTTCCAGAAAGAACAATATTAAGTTCAGATGAACGGTTAAAATTGATAATGGTTTCTGGAAATCCATTCCCTTTGATGACTAAATACCCATTAACTAAACATTGTGCAGCCATCCATTCCTGACGACGTTGCAACATATCTAGCTGATCTTTGATTTCCAAGGCAATATTAGCATCATATCGTTGTCTAGGGGTCATTTGGTTACCCCCAATTTGCTCCCCAATTGCACGCATAACAGGTTTATGCATATCTGGAATACGTTTATCTTTGATATAAGGTGGCTTAAAGGTTTTGGTTTGAATCGCTCTTGTTTCAACCAATTTTCCTTCATGTAAAGGAGAACAAAAAGGAGCCATACGCCGTTTACCAACATCGATATCAATAGCGACTTCTGCTGTGGTAGATAGGAGCTCTCGTTTAAAAAAACCATCCAGCAAAAAAGACTGTGAAGCTTTTAAATTAGGCACCACATCAATCAACGTCATGGTTGAATAAATTGGAAAATCAGTTTGTGTTTCTGACATTTATTATACTCTGTTAAAATTTAAGTTGGGTTATCAGCATTGACAACATCTTGAAAAAAGAGTGCCAAAGGTCGTGCTGCATCACGTAATGTTTCTAATGTCCAAGAGTCATCCATAATGATTCGATTGGCATTAAACTCACCTGTAAAATAACCACCAGCCCCAGAAACATCACCAGAACCTGTATCGTAAGTATCCACCAACACAATCAGTGATTTTTCAGATCCATCCGTTGCTGTAGCTTTTGACACCACATAAACACCCGTTTTATCTTTGCCAAGGATCGTCCCACGTCTTAAAACACCCTGGTTCCCTTTTAACGTGATATTTTGTGGAACAGGTTGTAACTCCCCTGCAATTAAATTATCTTGGCGATAGCTAACATCTCTGTTCCCAAAAATTTGCGCTGTGCCACCCCAAAATGTTGTCATAATTGTATATCCTTTTTCACTGAACCCGTTACTTTGCCTGCATTTAAAATACTGGCAGCAGCAGCTTTGATTGGATTAAGATGTTGATTTGTCTGAGGCTTGCCGATACTGACCGTTTGACGACTTCGCATCATTTTTTGATCATAAGCTGATACTTTAGAAGATCTGCCTGTGGAGTTTGATTGGGCAATACTCCCCGATTTTAATACGCGTATTGCCTGACTGCGGGGCATATTCGTGCCAAAAGCCAATTCTGCCGCCAATGGCAAATTATTTGCTGCTTCTTTACAGCCAAAAATCGCTGCACAACGCCCACGCTCTCTTGCCCTTGCTTGGGCTGTGGTATCATCGTCTTCATCCTCAGCATCGGTTTCATCATCCCCATCCTCAGCATCGGTTTCATCATCCCCATCCTCTGCGTCTGGATCAGGATCATCTGGATCTTGACCATCATCTCCAGCATTATTATCTGGATCGTTATTTTCTGCTGTTGGATCGTTTGGATCTGGTTCCTCAGCTCGCGCACGCAAACCAACCAAATGTGCAAAACGATTAAATGCCTTACTCATTCTTTATTTTCCTTTAAATTCTCTTGTAAATAAAAACGCTTCATCAGCCGACATGACAAAATCGGCTAATCCTGCATCAAAACCATGTGGTCCCAGAAAAGTTCCTGCTTCCATGTTGCGTATTTTCTGTGCGGATAAATTGCGGTTTCTGGCGACTTGCTCAACAAATAGCTCACCTAAAAAATCAACATCCGCTTGGATACGTCCCAACGCTCCTTCGCTCAAAGGCGTTGTAGGAGCCGTTTCCCCTTTATAGGATCCGTAAGTAATGGTCGTGATTTTAATGCCATCTTGATCCAATGCTTTGGTAATATCCGTATGCATTGTAATCACACCAATACTTCCCACACCTCCAGCTCTTGGAACTGTTACAACATTGGCTGCACTGGCAATCGCATAAGCTGCGGAATAGGCACTATCATCACAAATCGCAATCACTGGCTTCACAGAGCGAATTTTATAAATCACATCAGAAAGATCAAAGCATCCCGATGCAACGCCCCCTGGGCTATCGATTACCAAGACGATCTTGCTAATACTTGAATCGTTTACTGCTTTGGCCAGCTGATTACGAATATAACCATATCCACACGCCCAGCCTGAGTAACAAAAATCGCCAGGAACTAGGATCCCTTTGATTTCTATCACGGCAATATCATCATATGTTTCAGAGTTAGGAGAGGCTCTTGCCCCCATATCTGCCAACATACGTCGATCACTTGCCATGATTTCTTTGGCCAAAGAAGACGCACGTCCCCCTTCCAACGCCAAAGGTCGGTTCAAAAATTCAATAATATTCATCATTTGTCTTTATGGAGTTGGTTTTTGTGGCGGTTGTGCTGCTGATAAAGCACAGCCGTTTTGTTGTGGTCCAGCCCATTCGGGCAAAGGAATACCTAATTCTTTACATCGTTTAATTTCAATCGCACGTTGATTAAGCGTTTCTTCCCAATCTCCGCCTGCATTTTCCGCGATTTCACTTTCTAACGTTGAAAGCCCTGCCTCCATTCCTAAAACAGAGCCTTCTTTTTCAGCAACAGGATCAATCCAACCACGCCCTGGGCCAAGCCACTGACATTTTGAAATCGGTGTTTTTAACAACGAAATATGATCAACCATCCAATCATATGTTGCCCCTTTGGGCCATGGAAGGTCATCGACTATACAACATTCTTCAAGCCATGCTGCACGAATTGGAGAAGCAAACCCCGTTGCAAAATTATCTCTCCTACGCGTTAGTGTCTTCCATCCCTCCAACGCTGCAGCTCTGGCAGAGGAATAATTTACATCTGACCAATCATTACTGACTTGCTGAGCCGTAACCCCTGTGCCAGCTGCAATATGACGCAGTGCTGTTCCTAAGAATTCTTTATATTGATTATGGGGATGAGATGCACTGACTGTATTAATCCTCTCCCCTGGGAAGAGGGTTGGAATACGTGCGCCACCAAAAGTAACACTTTTACCATTGTGATAATCAACGCGATTATTCTGGTATTCCTTCATACCATCCTCAACATCCAATGCCTCCGCAGCGGATACAGGATCAAAGGGGCTTTCTAAGAAAAGAGATAGCATGGAACTTATCGTTGCTGCATCCATCTCTGTCTGATCATATTTCGTGATCATTTTTAATCTTTGAACGATTGGGGTTAATATCCCAGCACCTCCACGATGTTCAGAGGCACGATCCGATTCAAAATAATGAACAACATTGGGTCTTCCCCACTCTGTTTCTTTATCTACATATTCCCAAGTTGTGGTTTTACTGAGTGCATAATAATCAGAAATATGTGCCTCTCGGAAGTGGTATCCAATGGGTGCGCCATATTGATCAATCTGCACCCCACCCCGACAATACATCTCATCAATGCCTTGATTAGGATTGGACAAACGATCTGGATCAATAAGTTGCACCGAAGTCGCATATAAAGCCTGTTGGCTCAACCGTTCAGGAATATAATTCACCATCGCCACCGCATCGCCATCAATTAAAGAATGGCACATTCCTGCATACATCATTTGAGAAAAAGTAAGCCTGCGTCCCGTATCACAATAACGCCCATCATCATTTGCCCAAGACCGCCAGTGGCTATCAACAACACTGCTCCACTCCGAAGCCCATTGTGCATCAAAAGCAAATCCTGTTTTCACAGCTAAGGTTCGATAATCAGGTTTTGTTAATGGACGAAAAACACTGCCAACCGCATTATCCAAAATCCGAATAATAATGCCAGCAGCCCAGCCATCATTACGAACCAAATCCCGAACACGACTGACAATCAAATCACGCCAAGGGTTTAATTCAACATCAGGCGACGTTAAATAAGGAAACCAATTCCCTGTATGTGCCCCTGTATTATCCGCAGCATCATAAGGCACACGCCCCCACCCACCATTCAACGACATCCGTTTGTTGGGCATGGATTGAACCATCGGTTGTCCATATTGATCTAATATTGATGATACTTTGCTCATCTAAACCGAACCCCGATTGCTCGCCTGCGATTAATCCCCAAAGCACGTTGCAAGTCCATGATATACCCCTGTAATTGCTGCATATTGGCTTGGGTATAAGTCACCGACTTCGCCCCTGTTTCTTGAGAATACGAGACAGAAATAGGTTTATTTCCAATCAGCAAATCATTATAGGCTTGTTGTGCGTGGGTTAAATAAATCTGTAATGTTTCTCTTGATAAATTAGACCATATTGTTTTAGGTGCCAGATCATAGGTCATCATGGTCTTATTTTCCTTTGGTTAAAATACGATCAATCGCTTGTTCTAAATAATGATTGGCGTTTTTATTGATGAATTGCTCGACTTTTTGGTGAAAGCCCATTTTAGGTTTATAACTTGCTTTATCAACGAAACTGACCAAACGGGTTAAGCTATGTTGTTGTCGGTTTAATAAAAAGAACCCACCAGGCTTGCCGTTTTTTCCTGATACTTTCAGAATAGACTGTGCTTTACCTTTGCCCTTACGTCCAGCAGCTTTGACACGTTGCAAATCTTGTTGTGCTTTCTGGGCAAGACTTTTTACATAACCTTTCGGCAATGCCCCTGAAGCATTCTTTTTGGCATTCGGTGCAGCGACCACCAAGGCTTTTGCACTGGGATTTACACTATTATCCGAAGGCGTTCGTGTGCCACCATATTCTTCAAATTGTAGATATTTTGCTTGTTGGTCTTTGATAAAGATCGTTGCTGTTTGATAGTTTTTATTTGCTGGCGTGAAAGCCACCGAATTCCGTGTAAACGCATTGGTATTATGAAAGATACTAGGCAGCTCTTGCTTGACCTGATCCCGTGCAGCCTTTGCCACCCCATTCAACCCTTGCGCCAACGCATAAGGTATATCTTTAGACGCAATACGTTGAAGTTCCAACGATGCTTGTTTTGTGTTGATATGAAGAGTGGTTTTCATGTGAAGTAGCCAAAGAAAAAGCCACCGTAATGGGTGGCTTAATAATCATTTTTTTACTTAAAAATTAATTTGTTTTATTAATGCCTAATTTTTGCAAGAAAATAGCATTTCTCATTTGGGCATCATTCACTAATTTATCATATGGAATAATTTCTACAAAACCATCTGGTTCTGAAAAATATCCTATTTTACCTTTACCATCTGGTGTATCAGTAAACTTTCTCCCTTGTAAACAAGATAATAAACTAGGTGTTAAATCTGCTACTAAATAACAATGAAAGGAAGCATTCTTTAAATTTTGGGAAGGTGTTCTACCTTTATAATCTTTTAACCCTCCCTCTTTAAATAATTGGATATAATCAATTAATTGCTGAATTGGATTTTTGTCTTTACTATAAACACTATAATCATCTCTTGAAGGTCTTTTAAACTCTACTAGAACAACTTTATTTCCATTTTCTGTCTCATTCCATGCCATACAACTATCATAAAAAAATGCAACATCTGGTCGTTTTTCAGAGTCAGAATCAATATATTGTCTAATTGGTTGATCTGAAGCAAAAAAACTAAAAAAAGCTAAACGATCATCGAGCAACCATAAATTATGATCTTCAATTGTCAGTCTATTTGAATCTGTGCGCATTGGAACAATAAGTTTATGTACAGCATCCTCTTTTTCATATTGCTCCACATCATTTAACTCTAGATATTTGTTTAAAAACTCTATTGTTACTTTTCTTGTTAATACATATTCTGCAAGCATTCCTTGACCGCTCTCAGTAATAAATCGATTACATTCCTCTACCTGTTTTTTTATTTCGTTAGTAAAAGATGGAGTTAGTGCAATATTTTCTTTCACTCTTTTGAACTTAGACGTTTTTTCATAACGATCCGCACACATCGCTGCAAAAATATCTTTTTTTTGTATCGCGCTTGGTGCTAAATGATCTACAAAAGATTCAGTGTCACCTTTGATATATAAAAATTGAGGGTGTTCATCAATAAGTGAATTAATTGTTTTTTTCTTTTGTTGTTTTATAGCTTGAATATCATCACTCAAATAATTTTTAATAGCACTAGATAAAGACCTAACTATTTCCTCAATGACTTCTGCTTTACAGTTAAAACCGGTCCGTTCCTGATTTACCCTTTGATCCAAAAAATCACCATAGGCACAGCCTATATATACCTGTTCCCCTTCAAGTACTTTTAATCCCAAATAATTATCTAATTTTTTTTCATTGGCCACTCTCGAATTTGCGGCCATATATAGCCAATTATAATTCTTTAAACTTAATCCTAATCTAATTTTTTTATTTAACTTAATATGTCTTATTTGAAGATGTATTTCTTCATCATTAAGAAAAAAGCTGACTTCTTCTTCTGAAGTGTTTGTTTTAAAACCGTCAAAAAAATCTTGAAGATCAATTTTCTGTCCATCATCAATCAAAGAAATTTTTGGCACACTCTCGCTTGCAAATAATGGTAAAAAATGAGCAATAATTCGTTGTTTAATAACGTCAACTGAAGTAGGAACTTTATTGTGAAAGTCTTGTGTAAAATCTTTTAAGGTAATAATAGTCCCTACTTCAGTCAAAGCATGAGCAGAGTTTATCTTTTCTTCAATTTGATTTTCATTAGTCAACTTAAATAAGAATGCCCTTGTCTCTATCTGCCCAGATTGATCTTGAAATCGACTATAAACGTCTATATTTTTAAAAACTTTTAACCAGCCAAGTCGTCCTACACCTTTACCACCACGTTTAATTTTATAAACAGAATCTGGTTTACAAAAAGAATCAAAATTTGTTTGATTTAAACCTACACCATTATCTTGAATTATATAACCTATAATTGGTCGGTTTTCATCACCATCATCTCGCAATATAGTAACAGTAATAACACCATTCCTTAAGCTATTATTACCAAAACGATCTTCAATAGCATGTAATCCATTACTAATTGCTTCAAACATCGGTAGCAAAGTTGATTCTTCTGTTGGATCTAATGGTAAACGCTTAACACGACCAACAATATCTGTTTGAAGGGATGGCATAATAATTCCTAACTCATTATTAACGCATGAACTAATAACATCGATACCCATTATTATACATCTATTCTTAAGTAGTAAATAATCTTTATTTAACTCACAAAAAAACCTTAACAAACTCTTTCCTAGCCTTCACAGGATCTTTCTTTTCTGGCTCAACGACTTGCTCTTTTGGTAATCCTGAGACTTCTACGGTTTGTTCAACCATCTTCATTGGCTCTTGATTTTGTTCCATACGGTCAGCCAGAGCGTTCAATTTAACCCCTTGCTGCATTAACCCACATAGTGCTGCGTAAGAATACACCGCCAAATCCAAAGCCTCATTGGCTCGCCCTGGGGTTTGTTCCCAGACACGAACGTCTTTACCACCGATGCGTTTCTTTACTGAACGTTCAGAAACAAGCTGGGCAAAGAAATTTACATCTCGATCTTGAGGATAATGCATATATCCTGGACAAGCTGTTTCGGGTGGTGGTTGGTCCAGTTTTAACCTTGACCGAATAATATCTTTCGCAGCATTCACGCCAATAATATACGGTCTGAACCCTTTGGATTTTCTGTTTGGACGTTTTGATGGCCAGACAGGGGAACGTTGTCCACCTCTGGCTGATTCCCCTTTGATTGCCCAAATCCTGCGACCAAGACGCGCCTTACAAAACTCATAAACCCGTTGTGTATGATGACCGCTAGAATCAATACACGCTGCCATAATACTAAATGCTTGGCCATTCGCTTTAACCCATTGACGCTTTAGAACATGATCAACCTCTTGCCACAAGGCTGGACTGTCTGGATCACCATCAATCACCACATGTGCAATTGACCATCGTTCTTCATTCCTTCCCCAACCTACAATTTCCAGCTCAACACGATCATCCTGTGTATCGCCTGCTGCTGTTAATAACACCACACCATCAGGAACCTCACCTGCCCAAACCTCGGCACGTCTTGCCAAGGTTAATTCAGATAATGCGCCTTCACCTCGATCTTCAAAGGTTTCCCCAAGTGTCGTATTGACGAAAGTCTGTAGTTCGATCGGATCAGATTTAACCCGCAAGAACTCTGCAATCAACAATGACCATCTAGCATTGGGCATCAAAGAATAAAGCGAGTTAATATGAAAAGACGCATGACCCTTAAATGGTGCTGCTGCACGCCACTCACCGCCATGAATTAAATCTGGCTTATCTTGTTCCGCAATAATGCAACCATTATGCTTGCACACATAATGCGCTGTTTCTGGTAAGTCCTTTCCTTGCTCATCTTTATCCCATTTAACCCCATGTGCGACATCTTTACCGCCCCATTCTAAGATCTGGAACTCTCCACATTGAGGGCATGGCACATAAAAGCGACGCTGATCCCCTTCTTGATAGAGTTTTTCAATACGGGATAAACCTTTGATCGTTGGCGTTGACCCAGCCACAATCTTACGATTCCAGAAAGTTTCTGACCGTTTAGTACCAAGAGCAATCTGATCGCCCTCTGATCCTGCCCCTCCAACTGGGTAGCCATCGACCTCATCAAACAAGACGATTTTCACCGTAATACGACGAAATCCCCCAGGGGAATTAGCACCCACCAATGCAATGGATGCGCCGTTCTTCATCGTCTTTTTAAGTAACGTATTCTCCCCTGATCTGGTCTTTGGATCTGGAGCAATGTCTGCCAATACCGTCGTATCACGCAGCATCGGTGCTATTTCAGACTTTGAGTAATCCTCGGCATCTTCTACACGGGGTTGCACAACCAGAATAGGACTTGGATCTTGATGTAAGTAATAGCCCACCACATGATCGATAATCTTTGTATAGCCCACACGAGCGGATTTCATCACAGAGACTTTTTCAACCCTTGGATCTGTAATGGCATCCATCATCCCAACTTGATAGGCATAAGCCTCAAACCGACCAGTTTGTGCGCTGGTTTCTTTGGAAAGATACGCATACTGCTCTGCCCATTGACTGAGGCTTAACGCAGGTGGCGGGGAAAGATTAAGTCTCTGCCCTTTCTGTAGTGCTTTCCAAAAGGCTATTTTCCCTTTCTTGTAATTGTTTGATCCATCGTTCATCCTCGGATAATTCTTCTAGTGCTCTGACCATTAATTGATGCATTTTCCCTTGAGTTTCTGCTACGGTTTTACAGTTAAATATCTGAGGTGCCATTTCCGCTGGAATAGCGAGTAAGCGTGTTCTAATCGCACTGAGCTGCAATGACAGTGCCGAAACAACATCTTCCACCTTAACAACTGCGCCTGATTTTAAGTCATAGTCTAATTGTTTCAGGCGTGCCTCATAACTGGTTTTATAAAGCTCTGCATCTTGGAGCGTTTTAAATACAGGTAAAGAAGGATCATATGGAATAATATCTGTTTGTAATAATGCTGCGCTTGGATCTCTATCTTGTTTGCTGGATAACCAAGAAGTAAATGAATCTAAATCAACCTTGTTCCTCCCTGCAGGTTTTATCCGTCCAACTTTTAATTGTTTTTGAATCGTTGTACGACTGACACCAGCACGTCGAGCAGCTTCACTTTGACTGATCGTTTTCATTATTCTGCAACCACCTGCAACCCTATAAATCTAAGGTGCAACCCGTTGCAGTTGGTTGCACCTAACTTAAATTATATAAACGGCTATATTCTGCCATTTTTTAAATATTTTATTAAAAATAAACTGCAACCAAACTGCCACCCAGGTTGCACCCTGTTTTGATTAGGAAACTCTAGGGCTGTAGAGATTTTTAAAGGTGCAACTGCAACCCCTAAAAAACCCTATAGCTAGGGCTTAGTCGAGGTGCGAATTACCCGCGATGTAAAAGAGGCTAGGAAGGACCCAAAAAATATCTATTATTTTTTATAACAGTGCCATAATAGTTCTATTGTACTAAATAAAAAAAGCGAGTAAAATAACAGTTATGAAAATTATAAAATATACGTTGGCTTTTACTATCAGCACAATTATTATTGTAAATATAGGCTATGCCAATACAACTAATGAAATTACACAGCTTATACAAAAAGCCGATCAAGGCAATGCAGAAGCCCAATGGGATCTTGGAAATTTTTATTTTCGTGGACAAGGCGTTCCTAAAAATATTAATAAATCTCTAACTTACTTTAAGAAAGCTGCCGACCAAAATCTTGCAAAAGCACAGTTCCGATTAGGAGTTATTTATGTAGTTGAAGACGGTGTAGAAGGAAAGAGCAAAGAAGGCCTCTCTTATATTAAACGTGCTTGTGACAATCATCTTGAAAAAGCTTGTAAATCCTTTGCAGAAATACAAGAAAAAGAAAAACAAAGTAAAATTCAAGCTGATACCGATACACAACTCATATTAGCAAATAAATATTACAATGGTAAAGATGTTCCTCAAAACATAACAAAAGCTTTGGAATTATACATAGACGCAGGAAATAAAGGAAATATCAAAGCCCAAATGATCCTTGCGAATATTTATTACTATGGCAAAAACACACCTAAAAATGTTGTAAAAGCAATTAACTGGCTTTCAAAAGCAGGAGAGCAAGGAGACCTCACTGCTCAAAAGATGCTAGGGTTCATATATTATCAAGGCAATGAGGTTCCCCAAAACGATGCAAAAGCAGCAATATGGTTCGAAAAAGCTGCTAAGCAAGATGATATGATAGCTCAAAGTATGCTTGGAAATATATACTCCCGTGGTAGAGGTATTATACAAAACTATCCCAAAGCTATAGAGTTCTATACCAAAGCTGCGAACCAAGAGAGTATCCCCGCACAAAACATACTAGGCATGATGTATTTACAAGGTAAGAATATTCCGCAAGCGCCTAAAAAAGCTGCTGAATGGTTTACAAAAGCAGCTAACCAGAACGATGCACAAGCCCAATATAATCTTGGAGTAATGTATAATGAAGGGATTGGTGTAACTCAAAACAAATTAAAGTCTATCGAATTATACAATAAAGCAGCCAGTCAAGGGCATGCCCAAGCCCAATATAACCTAGGAATAATATATCTGAAAGGCGAAGGGGTGCCTAAAGACCCAACAAAAGCTAAAAAATATCTTCAACAAGCATGTGCGAATAAAGACGAAGACGGCTGTAAGATGTATAATGCGTTAACTAAATAAAACGCCCATTTTGTCATATATTAAAATAGTTTTAACAAAAGTACAAGCCCCTATTTTATAAATCTTTCATGGCTTCTTCGAGCAAAATGAATGTAGAAAGCACCTGACCCATTGTGTAATGCAGGTTCAAGCGCTTTCTTTCCGATATTTCCTTAGTGCTCATATTCCCCAACACAATCATATTTAAGATATCACGGTGGTATCTTCCCATCTCTTCCCAGATTTTAAAGAGTTTATCATAGGCTTCACTCTGTTTTAAGGTAGGGCCATCATAATGCCCATGAATGCCTTCTTTTAGTAAATTAATCTTTGCATATAAATCCCCACTACCCCCAAAAGACTTTTCACAAAGAATGGCATAACGTTCTGCAGCATCTCGCTGGTCTTGATTAATGCTGCCCCGATTAAGCATTTCATCATAAACACATTTACGACGCAGGCGCGTGACCTTCTGTTTCTGATCATCAGGATCAACCGCAGTCTCTAGAGCAAATTCCCCACGTTTATATGGCAACTCCAAATGATGTTTTGTTACCACTGCAGGCAAAGCACTGATTTTCTTTTTACGTCTATTCGCCATCTTAAATCCATCCTAATTGTGGTCGGTGGTTACATCCATGCTCAAAAACAAACCAAGCATAAGCAAGGGTTCCTGTATTTTTCTTCCCTTGATAATCACCTGGATACATCGTCAATCTCTTTTTAATGACCCATATTCTGGCCAATGGAGATTGTTTAAAAAACTCTGTTCTGCGATCTGATTCTAAAAACGCCAATCTTAACAATGCACAAACTTTATAATTTGTGACTTTTAGAGCCTCTTGAATAATAGAAACAGCATCTTTAAACGGTGGGTTCGTCACAATCACATCCCATTTTTTATCTTTGGGGCTTGTAATAAAATCTTGTTGTTTAAATGTTGCCTGTAAAGATGGAATCTCGATGCCACGATCAACCAAATCATGACATTCAATATTTTGATATCCTGCTTTGTGAAAAACAGTAGGTATATTTCCTTTCCCACAGCATGGGTCAAGAATAGAATTCCCAAAGTATTGCTCGATCTCGATCAGCTTTTCAACACATTCAGGTGGTTCAACATACCAATCTTCGCTTTGTCTCCTTACTTTATTCATTGAACTTATCCTTCGATATAATATTAAATATATCATCCCATAAACGACAAGTAGATTCCTCAATATATATTGTTAAAGTAAACAAAATTATAATTAATAAAAGCAATAACCAAAAGTTCATACTATAACCCCAAAAAACTGTTTCATTGATTTGCAACTTTATCAGCCAAACCAATTCGACCACTTTCCAAATTGGGAATAAGACCTGATGTTGGAACATACACAAAAGTTTTATTAGTTTGATTATCCAATCGATTAATCCACATCCATTGAAGATATGCCTCATTATTTTTTAATGATTCACCAATAATTTTATTAGCTTGGGCTGTTCCCTCAGCTTTTAATACCTCTGCTTCTTTTTCAGCTTTTGCTTGTTGAATAATAATTAATTTAGTTTGCGTTGCTTTTGCTAATTCAGCTTCACCATTTAAATTGGCAATCGTCACTTCATAATGAGCAAAAATATATCTTCCGCCTAAAAACAACATTAAAATCAACAATATAACGCTGAAAAAAGTAACAATTACCGTAACAATATTCTTAATATTATAATTTTCTTTACTCATTTTTTACCACCAAACAAGGTTACAATGCCTGTATAGGGAACAACAACAACCTCAGTTACAGAACGTTTTACGCCTTGTTTATCTGTATATTCTCTAGTTTTGTTCTGTCCCTCAACGATCAACGAACTGCCTTGAGTAACGTGATCCTTAATTAACTTTACCAATCCCTCATTAATCACAACAACTCTGTGCCATTCAGTGCGATCTTGTCCATTGATGCGCTCTTTGGTCGCCAAGGAAAAACTGACCGTTTCTTTGCCTAATTGTGTCGTTCTGATCACTGGATCTTTACCAACATAGCCAGCCAAGGTCACTTTGTTCATACTGCCTATCATCATCACGCAGCCTGCCTTACAGAGATTAACCCTTTGTTCTCAAGATAGTTAAACGCTGACGGAAAATGATTTTTAGTATAATTAATCCACCAATCCGTGGGCGTTTGCTCTTTTTCAAGCTGCAAAACAGTTAATTGATCCACTTTGGAAAGAGCCAGAAAAACATGATCCTGTGCGTGTTTTCCAGCATCAGCACTCCAGCTTTGCTCTTTGAGGGAACGCTGTGCCAAATCACGCACAACCTTGGAAATGTAGGCCACTGGATATTCTTTGCCATGACTTAACTCGATCGCCTTCATGACAATCTCACCATCTTGCTTGGCTTCAATGAACCAAGTCTCCAGCAACTCTTTGCCTTTTTGGCCGTGGATACCCGTAGCAACCTTTAATCGATCCATTGCTGTTTGCATCCACTGAGGGGATAGATAATTCAAATCATCAGTCGTTAAATTTTTCTTTTTATTAATTTTTTCTTTTTTAAATTTTATTTCTTTCTTCTTTTTAAGAGAGCAATCCGCTACAAGCGTTGGTTTTCCTAGATTTTGTTTACGATAATCGTGCGTTTTTCCATCGATTATCGTGCGATCATCGTCCAAGCGCAAATCACCTTGATGGTTATCCACAGAGTTATCAACAAAATTATCCACACTATCGTTCATTCTTGCCCGTTGTTCACGAGCAATACGACGACTATAAATCACTCCATTTTCATCAACTGAATAAACGCCATGATCTTTCAAGATCGTTAATAAACGTTGAGCACGGTCTTTTCTGATCCCGACGCGTTTTGCAATATCCGCAGCCGTCATTGCTTTGCCTTGAACTACCAAGAAACCAACACGCTCACTTTTATGCATTAAACAAACAATGTTCATCCAAAGCCCTTGAGCAGCCATATCGCAACTTTGCAGGCCTAAATCATTAAGCCAAGCATCCCACCAGAACTTACCCCATGGATATTTATTGGACATGACACGCACCTCCACCGTTCTGAATATGAAAAAAACAATCTGGTTGTACAGAAATATCTTTAAAAAAATGAGGAGCCCTTATTGCGCCATCAGAAGCAGCAATCAACATGCCATTTTCTAACATCTCATCAATCTTAGATTGTATGTCTTGTTTTCGATGCCCCGTTAATAAACGGATTTCCTGATTTCTCTGTTCTGTCGTAACACATAAAATCTCGCCAAAAGAGCCATATCGCCCCGTACTATTGAACATCATCCGTAATAATGTCATGAAAAAATACTGTGATTCCACAGAACATCCATTCTGAGTAAAATAATTCTGCACTTCCTGCTCTGAAAGATTTACAGCTTCATATTTAGACGCTATATTTTCCATTGCTCATTCCTTTTGGTATGCGAGCCATTGTGAAGGTCGTGGTCGCCAAACTTTGAGCCTTCACAATGATTAAAATGTTTTTGCTTGTTCATCATGTATTACCCATGACTTCTTGATGATATTGATGGATGTTTAAATAAACATGAGCATCAATCCTTTTACTTTTGCCAACGCAAAGTGAACATAATGCAAGTTTGCTAATTCCAACGGCTTTTGAAATAAGACACTGAGCTTCCCTTTGGATATATCCTTGCTGTTTATAAAATTGCAGCAATTCATTCAGCATTCCTTGAGTGTTTTTCTTAATATCTAATGATGTAATCATGGAAACATTCTCATTACATTCCCAACGCACGGCGATAAATATCAAAAAGCGTTTCTTGCTCTTCTATTTCAGAAGGTTCTTTTTTGCGTGCACTGATAATGCGTCGAACAACAGGCACATCAAATCCTGCTGATTTAGCCTCGGCATAGATGTCTTTAATATCATTAGCCAATCCTTTGCGCTCTTCTTCTAATCGTTCAATCCGATCAATAATGCTTCGTAGACGATCTGCTGCGATCCCACCGACTTCTGGTTCACTCATGATACCACCTGGCTTTTATTTTTAAATTCTACATAAAGTTCTTTAAGATTTTCATAAACATGTGAGGGAATAAATTTAATCTTCTCACTTTTAATATTTTCTAGCGTAGAAACCGTTGTCTTTACCCGAGAAGCAATCCATAGATGACATCTATGAGAACTTTCAAAACGCACTGGATGTAATTGACTATATATATTGTCCAAATAGAACTTGGCTTTATTATTCATCTCTTGAGCTGTAAACACAATTCATCATCCTTTTAAATAAACACCATGCTCAGCCAACTTCTCCTGCAACTGATCATTTGTACGTCTCAGTCTTTCAACTTGCTTCTTAAGATCCTTATGCTGCTGCCAAAGCGTTCCTTTGACTACTGCAAAACTAACGAAACCAAACCTTAACTCGCTATACTCATCACCTTTATCGAAACCAAAACCACGCCAAGCTGCGGTCATAATTGCTGTAAACATTTTCTAGCCTCATCAATTCTTTCGTTAAATTCTTTTTGTAATTCTGGACAATCAGCCATTAAAGTCATCAAATCATGCATACGAGGCGCATTTTTCCCATATAGCCAATTTCTAAATGTAATAATTGCCCAACCATACTTTCTGGAAACAACTTTTGCTGCGTTTCTAAAGTCTCCGTATCGTTTTTGTATATGTCTTTGCGTCATTTCAACGCACATTTCATTATTAAACATAGTAATATTTCGATAACTTTTTGATCTAAAACTTTTCATTTAATTCCTCCATATTAACAATTGTGATGTTTGCTAATATGAAGGAACAGAAAGCGTATATTTAAAATAAAATCTCATCCCTAAGCTTATTTAATCCACGCTTTCCCCTTTCCTCTCCATCTGAAAAAGAAAGGGCAGAGTATGGATAAGTAAGAAATTTGACTCCTATTTCCTTTTGTCTCATGATTAACTTTTCGAAACATTAATAATCATGGAGAAACCTTATGTCTTTTATTACTCTAGATTGCCCTCATTGTTTTAAACGGGATATTCAGGTTGAGATTGTGGGTGCCAAACACCTGAAAAAACCATCTAAAAAACAAACCTTCTCTCTGGTTGGTTTTTGTACAGAATGTGAAGAAGGTATTGCATTAAATGCAGAACCTAATAGTGAGTTAAATAGTGATATTTTGACCCATCCACATCTAAACCAACTCTTATCGGTTACAAAAACTTTCCCTACATTCCCCGAAAGCAAATATTTAGAACAATTATCCATCCCTGACATTGAAATCCTCTTAGAATATAAAAGTAGTAAAGGTGAAGTTTCTAGTCGTAGAGTTCGAGTTAAATCTATGGAATATAAAACCAAAAATAAATCTGTCATTGCTACTAAACTTCATTGCTATTGTTTAGAGAAAAAAATGGCTCGTGATTTTAATGTATCTAGAATCATCAATGCTTATGATGCTGAAACAGGAGAGATCATTTCTGATATTCCCAAATACTTGATGCAATGACATGGTTATACTCCTTTCGTTGGTCGTTCGATAAAATCTGGCCATGGTTTATCCTCTGGCCAATGTTCGGAAAGCCATCCCACCGCACGTTCATAATTACGAACGGTAACTGTTCCACCATTTTCTAAGCTTGTAAGCGTTCTGCTGCAATTAAAGATAAGCGTAGATAAAGTTGGAAAAACAATTTTCCGCCTCTCACAATATTCAGAGCAAAGGGTTAACAACTTGTCGATCATATTCATAAACAAAACTTTATACGGGATTACACCCGCGGTCAATATATTTTTGTGGTTATAAACCCAAATGACAAAGAGTGAAAATACGGTATTATTCAAACCATGAGTGTTGCAGCATTAGTATCAAAAATAGAAGAAATATTAAAAAAAGAAGGCCTAAGCGAAAGAAAGGCTTGCTTAGACGCGGGTATCAGTATTGATTTTATACGAGATATGCGAAGAAATGGTAACACTCCAAAAACGGACAAACTATTAAAGCTTGCCCAATCATTAAATGTAGATATCAATATTTTTCTGCATATGCTTAATGATAAAATACCACTAAATGATAGTACACCCATATCCCCCCTTCCTTTCTCTACGATTTATATCATAGGTCAAGTCCAAGCAGGCCAATGGACACAAGCCACCGAATGGCCTAAAGAAGACTGGATCCCCTTTCCCTTTCCCATAGATACACGATACAAAGACTGCCCCACCTTTGCTTTAAAGGTTAAAGGCGATTCTATGAATCTACTCTATCCTGATGGTTCCATTGTTATAGCGGTTAATTTTTGTGATTTGGCTCGTAATCCAGAAAATGGAGAATGCGTTGTTACGATTCGACGGGATCCTTTGACGGATTGCTATGAAGCCACCCTTAAAATCGTGCAAATACGAGAGGATGGCTCTGTTTTATTATGGCCACGCAGTAACAATCCAGACTTTACCAAACCCATACAGCTGCCTAAAATGACGACTAAATATCAAGGAAATGGCATGGATGGAGATACATCCTCTGCCCCCGACGTATTTATCCAAAGCCTTGTGATCTGGTCATTAAATAGTGTGCAAAAAACACCCATATAAAAGTTATCATTATACGATTATTGCGATCATAATTTATTTGCTATACCGTTACAAAAACGGAGAAATATTATGAAAAAATTACTTTTACTGAGTGCTTTTGCTTTATCCCTACCCATTGTCAGCCTTGCTGCACCAAAATCTAATACAACCATGCCTGTTAATTATGAAAACCCACAACAACTTATAAATAATTATTATGCAGCTCAAGAATTCTGTCGCAGCTCCACAAAAGAAAACGATCCAGAAACAACAATTATGTGCAATTACAGAGATGCTGCCGACACAAAGTTAAATCAACTAGGCTATTGTTTTGGTGATTATGATGAGCAATCCAACGCTGAAAGAGAATGGAAAAAATGTTCTCAAAGATCTAAAACAACAAAAAATACTGTAACAACTACTACACAAGCAACCATGGTTCCTGCCTCAGTAATTAATGCATCAATCCAAGACGTAAAAAAAATATGCCAACAGAAAGGATTAGAAACTTTTGGAATCTTCTCACAACAAATTCAACAATGTTTTGTAACATCAAATAATTCATCAGAAAAACTTCAAAAATGTATGCTTGAAGACTTATCCTTAATTTACTTCTACGATCAATTATTAACAATGATTCAACAAAGCACTGGAAAACGACCAAACGTAACACTACCTTTTCTTTCAGGTGAAGCAATATTAGCCAGACAACAGCAATATTACATTCCTAACTTTGGTTCTCTTGAAAATGCTGCTATGTACTTTAAAATTGGAATTGATCCTGTAACAGATCAATTGGCACAATGCGCTAATAAAAATTGGATCAAATAATACCTAGACAACAAAATAAATTAAGGCCTCACCAGAGGTCTTTTTTATGGGATCAGATTAATTTTATATAATTTGAGGGATTTTAACCAAATATATATTGACTGCGGGTAATATACCGTATATACCTATCCTCATGGCCAAGATGGTCATGGGGCTTTTGATGTTGACTATTCAATCTAGCGTCTGCCGCGCACTCCTGAAACAACATCATCAAAAAAGTGGTTTATATTTGTACCACCGCCCTTTTATAGCAAAAAAAGGAAACAAGACCGCCATCCTGTTTCCTTTCACGATAATTCAAAGGACACCAACATGCCTAAAAATTACAAGAACAACATATATCAAACCACCGCCTTTGATCAATACCCATCAGAACAACGCAAAGCCCTATTGGAACAAAGAAAACGCATTATCAATATGCGCCTTCAGGCTCAAAGTCATACGAACTATCCAGAAACTTCAGAGTATTATTGGACACAATCCAATATAGAAGCCAAATCCATGCAACAATGGATCAAGAACAACCCTCCACCAAGATTAACGACAAAACCACAACAAAAACCCATAAGCAAAGTCAAACGGTGGCTTCACGGTTTATTTGAGCAGCAATACGCATAATGAATAAATTTAAAATATTAAAGAGCTGAACAATGGCAAAGAAAAGAAATAACGATCAAAGCAAAAGTAGAATTATCGAATTTAAAGAGGAATTTGAAAATTTAATAAAAAAATATAAGATTATACCAAACCCTATCATTGGTTTTGATCTTATTGCTTTTATGTCTAATTACAGCGAAAGACAAATATCTAGATTAGCAAAAGACGATCCTACCTTCCCAACACTTTATGAATTATCCTATCATAATAAAGGATGTAAGCTTAGTGAAGTTGAAGAATGGATAGAGCTTTTTAATAAAAAAACTCCCTCCAACTCCAATACCAAAAGCATTCCTATGACAAACGCTTCGCAACCTTTGCAAGCTCACCAATAGGCTTCAAATCTTTAGTTATGATTTTTTCCCATTCAGCCATTAACTCTTTACGCCTATTAAAATGTGTTGTTCGATTATATGCTCCCTCCACTTGATCTTTGGGAGCATGAGCCAAAACCAAATCAATTACAAAGCGATCTTGCGGAAAATGTTCATTCATAATTGTTGAAAACATCGATCGAAACCCATGAGGTACATGACGCTGATAATAACCTGCACGATTAATTAAATATCCAAGTGCATTCTCGCTCATCGCCTTTCTAAAGTGGCGACCATTGGGGAAAACAAACTCTAACCCTGCACTCCATTGAGCAACAAGCTGTAATATAGCCACCGCCATTGAGCATAATGGTACGACATGCTCTCTTTTCATCTTCATTCGGCCTGCAGGTATCCTCCATATAGGATCTTCCCCCTCCAAATCTTCAAACTCTTCCCAACGCGCAAAACGCAATTCACCAGGACGAACAACCGTTAACAGCAAAAATCTCAACGCAAGCTTTGTTACAGGGAATGATGGGGTGCTATCAATTTGTTGCAGCATCTCAATAGCTTCATCCAAATCAATAATCGCCGGCTGCCTGCCCCGCTGCACAGGTGATAAATTAGATGCAATTATCTGGGCTGGATTACTTTTACATATCCCCTTACCTATCGCATATACAAATACTTCACCTATTCTTTGACGAATACGATGAGCTGTCTCTACAGCGCCTCTATTTTCAATTTTATGTAAGATATTCAAAATAACATCAGGCTTACCTTCCAATTCACTGATTGGAATATTACCCAATAATGGAAACACATCCCTTTCCAAACTATGAATCACATCATAGGCATGACGCTCTGTCCAAAACTTCTTTTTAATCTCATGCCACTGCCGTGCTATAATTTCGAATGTACTTTGATATTGTGCAGCAGTAAGCTCTGCCTTTAATAATTTATCAACCTGAGGATGACGACCTTCACGGACAACTTTTTTTATATCCAATAAAGCCACACGCGCATCAGCCAAAGACATATCTGGATAATAACCTATTGTTATTTGAGTTTCTGGTTGCCCTTTAACTTGGTAGCGAACTCGCCAAATTTTAGAACCTGATGGTTCAACACTAAGAAATAATCCTTTTTCATCCGTTAAACGATAGCGTTTATCCTTTTTCTTGGCTGCGCGAATTTTACTATCATTTAAACGATCCCGTTTAATGACTTTAGGAGATGATACATCCTGCGAATTATTTGACATATTGATAACTCCTAAATAACAGATTATAATAAGAACCTAAGATACAAAAACATAAGTATAGTAACATATATTTTTAACTACAAAAATATTGCAAAAAACGGGCATAAAACAGGGCACATACATGTATACATAAATACATTTCCATTTAATATCAATCAATTAAATTGTTTATATGATTGACATTCTCTCCGCCATTTATACATATCATATGTTGCCAGATAATGACATACCCCTTATTTAAAGCCAAAAACT